TAATTTTAATACAATCAATAATTAGTATTCTTGATTCACAAGAAATTTAAAGTTTCTACGAAACTCAAAATCGTATCTTTGGTTGTTCCTTCTCCATAAAAGGAACATGTCAGGCAAGACGTTAAAACGTTGCATCGGTTTATCAAATCTATCCTTAAAAGATTATCCAATTACTTAGTTTCTACGAAACTTAAAATCGTTTTATCGGTCTCTAAATCTCTACCTTAAAAGATTTAAAAAAATAATTTTTTAAATTTAAAACAAGAGGTTTATATGGCTTATGGCGTAAATGCACCATTCGGTTTAAGACCACTCTCATCAATCAATGGTGGAAGCTGGACTGAAAAAACAAACACATATTATATAAGTGCTCCCGCAGACGGAGTGGCAACATACGGAACCAGTATATTTACAGGAGATCCAGTAATTTGGAATCAAGCTATCGCTACTCAAGGTGGTGGCACAATAGCAAGATATGGATTTAACACAGACGGTAATGCCGGAACAAACGCCGTTTCGATCGTTGGTGTCTTCATGGGCTGTGAATATATGCTGCCAACAGGCGTACTTGTTAAAGCTCCTTACTGGCCAGGTGCTACAGTAGTGATGCCCGGTAGTAAAATTAAAGCTCTTGTCATCGATGATCCAAGTGCAGTTTTTGATATACAAGTATCGACTTGGACAAACGTATTGAATGATGCTCGTTTTCCATATGGCTTAATGGGTCAAAACTTTGGACTCGGACTCGGCGGTGGTGGTGCAAACTTAGTTCCACAGAATCCAGCTGCCGGTAATATTCGTACCGGTCAATCAGGAGCTTATTTAGCTAAAGTATTTACGGCCAACGATCCAGCACATACGGTCATTACCTTACCTTTAAAAGTAATCGGTTATACCAATGATCCCATTAATTTAAGTAATCCAATTAGTTATGCAGCAGATGCGACAACTGCCGCTTTCCTAAATGTAATGGTCACAATCAACAATCATGCTTATAGAGGCGGTTCTCTTGGCGTAGTAGCTGCTTAATTATAGAAAGAGTATAAAATTATGATAAATACCGGACAAATCGCTCAGTTACTTCGCCCTGGTTTAAAGGCGGTCTTTGGGCAATATCCAACATATCCTGAACAATGGACAGAGATATTTAAAACTTACCAATCAGATAAATATCAGGAAATCGAAGTTGAGATGAAGTATCTTGGCGCAGCTGATATTAAGATGGAAGGTCAACCTATTGCTACTGATAGTATGGGACAAAGAATCGTGACTAACTATATTCATAAAAGAGTTGGTTTAAGTTTTACGATTACTAAAGAAGCTGTTGAGGATAATTTGTATCAAAATCAGTTTCCACAACAAGCAATTTCACTTAGAAATTCTTTAAGGGTAACTAAGAATATTCTTGGCGCAAATGTATTAAATAATGCTTTTAATGCAGCTTATCCTATCGGTGACGGTCAATCTGTATGTTCTGCTGCTCACCCAATTGATGGCGGTGTATTCTCCAATGCCTTTGCTGGAGCTGCCCCAAACGTTGATTTTAGTGAAGCAGGAGTCGAGCAAGCTATTATTTTGATTCAAAAATTCCCTATGCAAAGCGGGATTTTGTCTCAAACTATGGCTAAAAAACTGATTTTACCGAGAGAGTTGCAATTCGCCGCCTCTAGGTTACTTAATTCCGCTTTCCGTGTGGACGTAGCAAACAATGATATTAACGCATTGTATCACAACGACTATATCCCTGATGGCTACAAAATTAATCAGTACCTAACTTCGGCTACTGCTTGGTTTATCCTTACTGATGCAGAAGATGGGTTAAAACATTTTCAAAGAACACCGGTTGAGACTGATACTTATGTCGATTATCCAACAGATAACGTTATGGCTAAGGCTACAGAGCGTTATTCTTTTGGCGTATCTAATCCACGCGGGGTCTTTGGTTCACCTGGAGTTTAATTAGCAGTATATAATTAGAAGTATTTGACACACTCCCCATATCTAAAGACAGGGGGAGTGTGTCAAATACTTTGTTAAAAAATGGATTGATAGATGTCGACTTTCACAAAATTAACTTGGCCTGTGCAAGATGTAGCTGCTGTATGCGCTTTGCAAAATTCAGTAACAGGCATCCCTTTATTGTTAAATGGAACGTTAGCTGATTCTGGTATTCCCAACCAAGTTTCTTTTATAACCAATAAGATGATAAGATCGGTGTCGATCACTTCTGTGAATAATTTAAGTGGCATAACTTTTATAATCACCGGTCTTCAAAATGGCGCGTATGTAACCGAATCTATTGCTGGACCTAATAATACTACAGTATATGGTGCTCAATATTATGACATAGTCACATCTGTTGTGACTAGTGCTAATGCTACCGGAGTGAATGTAGGAAGCGGAAAAGCTGGGTTTTTGCCTTTGCTTGTGATCAACTCCCTTGCATCATTTATCAATTATTCAGCATCGGTACTATTGCCTATTAGTTCAGGCATTAACTATTCATTCTTTCAAACACTCGATCAAGTTAAAGATAATTTTATTCCATTTGCAAATCAAACTACAAAGTTTTTTCCATGTATGGGTTTTACGAACGCAACTACTTCGCAAACAGGAAACTCGATCCAGATAACTAATTTTGTATTATTGAAAATTAATAGCTCTGCAACCCCTATTACCGACACTTTTGATTTTATATTTTTGCAGCAGTAAATATGGCTAGATATTTAAGACATATTTTTCCAGCATCTAATGTATTAGATGTATGCGCATTACAAAATACTGTTGGGGCGGCTAATAGTATTGATATAAATTTTAGACAAATATAAGGATTTAATATGGCACATAGTAGAGCAAAAAGAGAATTAATGGCTAAATCTGGAAAAAACTGGATTGAAGGAGCTATTAACCCAGAACACAAAGGTGCTTTGCATAAAAGCTTAGGAGTTCCCGAAGGGCAAAGAATCCCAGAAAAAAAGTTAAAAAAAGCCGAGCATTCTCGGAATCCATTAACTAGAAAAAGAGCTAACTTGGCTGAGACATTAAAAGGTTTTGGGCACAAATAATAATTAAAAAGAGATGTCTTGATGCTTCCTACCTCTGGAACTTTTAATTTTCAATCTATTCAAATTGAGCTTATTATCAGAGAAGCCTTTGAGAGAATAGGTATTTTAGGGGAGTTTGTAGAGCCTCAAAAGTTAGATTCAGCTAAAAGAAGTATTGATCTTTTGCTTCTAGAGTGGATGAACAAAAGTATAAATCTTTGGACTCTTGAAATTAGTTACCTCCCTCTTGTAACTGCGCGGGTGCAATATACTTTGCCTGTTACAGTGAGTGATATCATACAAGCGAATCTTAGAACATCGACACGTCAATTAGATGGAGTCGCTGCTAGTAGCGATGGTGGTATAGCTGCTGATGCTTTTGATGGTGACCCTCTAACTGCTTGTACTCAAAATGCTGCAAATGGAAATATTTCCTATGATTATGGGATGGGGAAAACTCAGCAAATTAACTTTGTGGGCGTTCAATCTAATGTTGATCGTACTTATAATCTAATTATTGAAAGTTCAGTAAATAATATTGATTGGTTGCCATTGATTAATCTTTTGTCATTGGATTTTGTAAAAGGAGTTAATGTATGGTTTGACGTTCCTACTCCTGTTGATGCTAGAGCTTATCGTATAAGAGAAACTGGTAGAGCGACGCTCGATATACAAGAAATTTATTTTAATAATAATATTTTTGATATGCCTATAAGCAATGTGAGTAGATATGAGTATTTGAATTATCCAAACAAAAGATTAGAAAGTCGTCCAAGTATTTATTATTTGAATCGTCAAATCACGCCTATTCTTAATTTATGGCCTGCGCCTTCTAATCAATATAATTGTTTGCAATATTCCTATAAACAAATGATTCAGGATGCTGGAGCTTTTTACAATAACGCCTTGGAGATCCCCTCACGTTTTTATCCGGCTTTGATATGGGGTTTGAGTTATCAACTTGCCTTAAAATATAATCCTCAAGTAGCTGGCGCATTTAAAGGCGAATATGAGCAATCATTTAATCTTGCAACGATATCGGATTCGGAATCTGTAAACATAAGTATTCGTGGGGATGAAGACTATGGAGAGATTTAAATGAGTTGGGTTAATCGTTGGAAAGGAAAAAATGTATTAATTGATATAAAGAATCCTGCGGCACTCGGAGTATGCGACGAGAGTGGCTTTGATTTTAACCGCAAGGATCTAGTTCAACAAATGAAATGGAGTGGGGACAATTTAGTATGGAGTGGTTTGATGGTTGGTAGGCCTTATTTAGACGCACCCTCAGAACAAAATAGACCACCTCTTGTAAAAGCTGACCCGCGTCCCGTAAAAGACCCGAGATTGCCAGGTAATAATGCTTATACCGATCCTAATGGCAATCAAGTTTTGTCTAATGCACAACTAACGACAAAACTACAAAATGTTAATTGGGGGAATTAAATGAGCGATCCAAACACGTTAAGAATACTGGAATTAGACGGAGGGGGAGAAAGAGGGTATTTATCTTTAAAATTTCTCCAGTTATTTCTTAATCAATGGCTTGGGCCAAGCATTACAAATATCGCTCCTTATTTTGATGTTATTTGTGGCACTAGTACAGGAGGTATAATGGCCCTTGCTCTGGCATCAGGACAGAATCCATCTGATCTTAATTCTTTTTTTAATGTACAGGGGAAGCAATTGTTTAGTACAAATGGTGTTGATTCAAATAGAGCAACTACTCTTGATAAGATTTTTTCGCTCACTGTTAGTGGGGTTCCTTTTTATTCTACGCAAGGAACGTCTAATACATACGGGTCTAATTTACTGGAAAGTGAATTACAAACAATGTTTGGATTAAATACAATGCAGTCCTTACAAACAAAGGTTGTAATACCTACATATAAAGCTGATTTAAGAGGGGATAATACACTTAGTAACGGTGTGTATACTTTGTGTTCCAATGTTAATACTCCGGGGTTTGTCGGCCAAAATGAGTTGATTAGCAATGTGGCATTAGTTACATCAGCTGCTCCTTTTTATCTGCCTACAAGACTTATCACAAGTGCTAACCCTCAAGATCCTACTTATCTAAATGGTAGATATGTTGATGGTGGTGTGTATGCTAATAACCCTGCTATATTTGGCCGAAATTTAGCCCAGATATTAAAACCTAATGCTAATAGATGTTGCGTATTATCAATAGGGACGGGTCTTGGTGAGATGGGATTCGATGACCCTACGCCAAGAGGTCTCAGACTAGCGGATCCCGACCCCTTAGTCAGTATTACTAATTTATTCGGATTGTTCGATGCCGCGTCTACTGGGGGGCAAGAAAGCGTTGCTCGAAGTTTATTCCTTGAATCGCAATATACATTGTCTAGATTATATTATTATCGTTTTCAACCGGTTTTAGATGCGTCTTTAGATACGGAACTTGATAATACTGACGATAGTATACTTACATATTATGAAGACACCGCTCTCAATGGTTATAATAGCGATTTAGACAATATTACTACATTTATAGGTCATTTAACGGCATGAAGTTTGATGTTTTGCATAATTTTATTTCGCCTGTAACTGGTAGAATACTCGCTACCACTAATTATGTATTAGTAGGAAATACTACCGGCATTGCTATACCCTCTCCCGATTTAATTGATTTAAAATTAGACTTGATTAATTTAAGAGTAGATTTCGACGTAGCCTCTTCTGCATCGTATATTATAGGTTTTCCTAACTCCAGGTTAACTGGTGCTCAAGTATTAAATTCTTTATCCGATGGCTTTATATTTAATACTGCTGGATTAATTAGCACAAATGCGTTGATTCCAATCACCTCGCTTCCAGATCTTTCTAGTGGAAAAGTCTGGATAGGAAACGGCTTAAGTCGCCCTGTAGAAGGCGACCCCCCCCAAGGACCTGCTGGACCACAAGGACCCCGAGGGCCCGGGCCCGATGATCCTAGCAACATAGCTGGAACCATAGGCAACGCCGTTCTCGGTGGGCTAATCAAGACAGGGATTCAAGAACTTTTTGCCGGTGCTGGTAGTCTCCTAGGCGGCGTTCTTGGTGCTACTATTGGCGGCGTAGTAATTGGTGGTGCTGTTGCTCTTTCGAGTGGGTCTTCCGATCCCGTCAGCTCCTCTTTGATTGGTCCGGCTGGTGCTGCCGGAACCTCTGGACAAAAAACTGTTTTTTTGAATGTGGATATGAGTTTTAGCGGCAATAGATTAAAAGATATTGCTCCATCGCCACAAGCGGATTATGACGCAGTCAATGCAAAATGGGTCTGGGATTTTTTTAATGATAACGTTAACATAATATGGGGATAACGTCATGCCAATGAGTACTATAACAGTTGCGGGGATTAATCCAGTCCTCAATATCCTGGGAGCTGCGCAACAACTTAACTATACGCAACCACTATCTGCTTTGCAGATAACTAATAGTTTTATTCCTACCATTGCGATTCCGTCTCTATTTAACATGGAATATAGGAACAATATGTTTTCTGGCTTTAGGTGGACTCATCTAACGACTTCTACCGATACCCATGGCTCTTTAACTCTACAAAGCTTTGTTAATGCTCAGTCTTCGGGCATTGATATTATGACTTTCCTAGACAATGGCAACCTTAGTATATTAGCTGGAATCAATCTAAATAACAAAAAAATCACAAATTTAGCTGATGGCGTCGCTGCTAATGATGCAGTTAATTTTAGCCAGTTAAACGTAGTTGGTACTAATGTAGGAGTATTAGCTTCGAATGTAGGAGTATTAGCTTCGCTTTATATGAGTGGCAATTTAACGACTACCACCATTACAATGAGTAATACTTTTTATAAAATCGCCGGTTCTACAACGGCAAGTCTGGTTAATAATTTTAGTTGTCCTGCTGATAACAAGCTCCAATACACAGGTTCTAGTCCTGTTAATGCGTTAGTAAGTGTCAATATATCAGCGAAGCATACAGAGGCTGGGGGGGTTACAATCGGTCTTAGTATTTTTAAAAATGGCACGATACAAATGGCGGCGGCAACTTATGCTTTCCAACTAGCTACAAATTCAGCTACTCCTCTTTCTTTGTCAGTGCCTGTACCATTTATTACGACTGATTTTGTTGAGGTATTTATAACCTATGATGCGGGAGTTAATCCTGTATTGATTACTGACATGAATGTATCAATAACAATATAGTATAGCCTATATTTTTTTTATATGTTATA